CCAAAAGGAGAAGGAACTGCCAAAGGTAATGCATCAGGCAAGAGGGGTGCAGAGGTAACAGCTGAACAAGAGAAAACATTACAAAAGAAAGTAGATGATTTTAATGAGAAGGATAGTAACACCAAGAATGGCAGAGCTACACTGGGAGCATTAAAGTCAGTATTTCAAAGAGGTCTTGGAGCATACAATACATCACACAGTCCAAATGTCAAATCAGCAGAGCAATGGGGCTATGCCAGAGTCAATGCATTCTTGTATTTGCTTAAGAATGGAAGGCCTCAGAATCCTAAATATACAACTGATTATGACTTGCTACCAAAGGATCATCCCAAGTCTGAAAAATAATTTCGAACAATAAATTATAATAGAATATGAATAAAGATTTAACAACCATTAAAGAATTGATTGCTGAAATGAAAGCACAATTCTCAAAGTCAGTTGACAGATTTGAATCAGCAGTTTTGGCTGATGGTAAAACCACAATAGAGTATGATGCTCTTGAGGTTGGTATGCCAGTTTTTGTTGTTGCAGATGGTGAAAGAATACCAGCTCCTGAAGGAACTCATGCATTGAGTGGTGATCTTGCCGGTGTATCTATTGTTGTTGATGCTGAAGGTATCATCACAGAGGTCATTGATGAGAGAGAGATGGAAGAGGGTGAGATTGACACTGAAGAAACAACAACAGAAACAACTCCAGAGGCAATGAGTGCTGAACAAGTTGAATCAATTGTAAGTGCAAAGCTTGAGGCATTCTCCAAAGCTGTCGAAGGATTGGCTGAAATGACTAAGACTATTGCTGAAACAAACACTAACCTGGTTAATGAGTTGAGCTCATTGAAAAGTGATTTCGAAACTTTCAAAGCACAACCATCTATTGAAACCAAAGAAGCTGAGAAGTTCAGCAAAGTTGGCAACTTGACAGCCAGACAACTATTCTTAAAAAATTCTAAAGTATAATAAAAATGTCGTTAAAAAAATATCTCCGCACAAAATTTGACTGGGATGTATCTGGTCTTGCAGCTTATGTTGATGAGCAAAGAGAGGACTTAATTGTTAAGTCAGTTACTGAGGCTCGCACATTACAATATGTAACAATTCAACAAGGGATCAAAGGATCTCAAGAGTTGAAATTAATGGATGATTCAATTGTCTATCAAGAAGGTAATTGTGCAATGACTGCTAGTGGTGACACTGTATTCACTGACAGAGCCATTTCAGTTGAGACTCTTGGTTACATGAAATCATTTTGTCAAAAAGATCTTGATGGATTCTGGACTCAATTAGGACTACGTCCAGGGGCATCTGCTGAGGACAAAACTCTTCCATTTGAGCAACAAATCATCAGCTATTTATTACAGTTACATTCATTTGAATTAGACAAGTTAATCTGGAAAGGTAACAAAGCAACTGGTGCAGGGAACTTGGCATTCATGAATGGATACCGCCAATTCTTAACAGTAGCAAATGGTTGTGTTGATTTGAACACATCTGCAACTGCATCAATCTCTGCATCTAATGCATTTGATGTATTCTATGAGTGTTTCATTGAAACTCCAGCAAATGTTGCTGAGGCTGCTGACTTTATCTGCTTTACAGGACGTGAGAACTTTAACTATTTGACTAAGAACTTGGTTGATGATAACTTATTCCACTACAATCCAGCAAACATTGGTGACTTGAATGAGTTGGTATTACCAGGAACAAACATGAGAGTTGTTAAAGTTAATGGCTTGAATGGTCTTGATAACATCTACACTGGTCGTGGATCTCATTTTGTATTTGGAACTGACTTAAGTTCTGATTTTGAGAACTTTGACTTGTGGTATTCTCAAGATGATGATGTTATCTACCTACGTTCTAAGTTTAGAGCTGGTGTTCAGGTACCATTCTTGGATCAAATTGGAGTATGGAATTCAACTGCATCTCCTAACTAAAAATTAACCAGGGGGGAGGCAACTCCTCCCATTTTATAAACATTATAAAAAAATAGTCTTATGTCTTGTTTAATGACCCAAGGATACAATGATCGCACATGTACCAATGGAAAAGGTGGCATCAAGTCAGTGTTGTTGTTTCCAATAGGTAATGTAACCAGTGCAAATGTTGACGCAAATAATGAAGTTGACACATTGACTGTCTCTGGTGAGGTATTCTTATATAAGTTGAAATCTAACTTATCAAGCTACACTGCACCAATACGAGTGAATAAAGGAAATGGAACTCTTTTCTATGAGCAGACCTTGACAATGATCTTGGCATCAGATACAAAGGAGTTGCGCGCTGAAATTCACTTGCTTGGACAGAATGAAGTTGTTGCTCTTGTTGAGAAAGCTGATGGAACTATTGTTGCTCTTGGATTTGGTGAAGGCCTTCAGATTGCTGAGGCATCTGCCTATGGATCTGGTATATTAAAAGGTGATCGTTTAGGTCATGATATTATCTTGAGTGGCATGGAAAATGATTGTGTTCCAGATGTTGATCCAGGTGTCTATGCTTCATTATTAGCACAACAATCTCCATCAATTTAATAAATTGTAAACTCTTAATCAGAAGGGAGGGCTGTGTCCCTCCTTTTTTTGTATATTTGAAACCATGGAAATAAAAAAGAAGTTTATTGGATCAAGACAATGGTCAGCTCTATTAAGTAGATGGATATCTATTGAAAGAGGCAAAGAGCAGTATTATGCGTCTCTTGGATTTGTTCACATCTTTGAAAAAAGAAAACCTAAACTAATCAAAAATGCTGAGAATACAGAAGAATCAGGTATCAAATTTGATAGTGACAGTGACGGAACTGACAACAGTGAGTCCAGTTCACTACCTCTTTGAGTTTGAACATGAACAATCCTTTCTTAAGTATCACTGCATCCTTGTTAATATAACCACAGGGATTGAGAGGTTTGATGAATTTCAGCTTGAGGATGGTGTTGATGTTACCTTTGATTATGATGGATACTACACTTATAGAATCTATCAGCAAACATCAGATACCAATCTTGATCCTGACTTGTCAGATGGATTAGTTGAGGAGGGCAGAGCTCATGTATATGTGACTGACTCACCTTCCAATGAATACAATGAAAACATAACATTCAACATATATGAATAAGTTAGAATCAATGTCATTCAGAAAGGACTTTGTCCTACCAATTGAGGAGAAAGATAGAATGCTTGGCTTTATCAAGTGGGGGAAAAAGAATGACTACACATATTTTTTGGTGGACCTTTTTAATGGCTCAGCCTGGCACCAAGGAATCATCAAAAATAAAACTTACTATATTGCTGGTGGAGGTATTGAGGTTGTCACTGGCAACTTGCAAAGATTCCTTGACAATGCTTATTCTGATTTTACAATGGATGAGATTGTTGAGCAATTGGCATTTGATTATGAATTATTCGGAGGCTTTGCTGTCAAAGGAACTTGGAACAAGGAAGGGTCAAGAGTTGTCAGATGGGAGTATCTTGCCATTGATATGATAAGAATCTCCTCTGATGAAAGAATGTACTATCTTTCTGATGATTGGACAGTTCAGAATCAATCAGCTGAGAAAACAAATCTCAGAACAATTCCAGCTCTTGATGAGAATAACAAGACAGGATCATTTGTAATCTATTATAAGGATCCATCTAAGAAAGGTCGCAAAGAGCAAGGAGTATATCCTAAGCCACCATACAATGGAGGTATCACAGCCATTCAGACTGATGTTGATATTGCGAAATTCCACTGCTATGAATTGCAGAATGGATTCAAGTCAGGCACCATGATCACATTCATGGATGGTTTCCCTGAGACTCAAGAAGAGGCAGAATCATTCAAGAATCAAATTAAAGGACCATCATCCAACATAGAGAACTCCGGTGATATTATCATCACCTTTGCACCATCAGCAGACCAAGCTCCAAGAGTTGAGAGTCTGACTGGCAATGACTTGGATAAAAGATATGAATCTCTTGAGTCAAGTGTCCAACAGAACATCCTTGTGGCTCATTCAGTTGTATCTCCATCCTTATTTGGAGTTGCTCCTGAAGGATCATTCAATGCAGCTGAGACAGCTGACTTATTTGAGATATTTAAAAAGACTTATGTTGAGTCAAGACAAAAAAGACTTGAATGGATGTTGAATGAGATGGTCAAATTATCAGGTGATGTTGGAAGAGTTAAGCTCAAAGATGTCAGGCCTATTGGAGTGGATGAGACTGCACCAACAGCTCCACAGCCTGTTGCTCAAGATGCATCATTCAATAGACAAGACATCAATGCTATTATGGATGTTGTTGCCAAGATGAATGATGGCAAGATATCAAGTGAATCTGCATTGACAATCATCACAACAACATATCCTCACATTGATGAGATACAATGTCGCAAGATTGTTGGAATGACAAATGGTCCACAGCAGATGTCATCATGTAAGCATGAACATACATTCTCAGATGATGAGATTGGATACTTTGCACAATATGGTGAGGTTGCTGATAATTTTGAAGTATTTGCCACTTATCCAATAGCTTGGGATACACCATCTGAGGAGGTATTCACTAACCAAGATCATATCTTTGCAACCATTGGTGAGATCTCAGCAGAGTTGAATGACTTTGACAAGAATGTACTTAAGATGATTGGAGATGGTGAGGATAGTAATGCAATTGCTAAGGCTCTGAACACAAACATTGAGCAGATTGCTAAGTCAATGGCTAAGCTTATGAAATGGAATGTAATCCTTAAGGGAGAGGTCACTGACTTGGGAAAGTCATTGGTCAGACAAGAGGACATTCCGATTGAAAGATTTGAGGTGAGATATGGATACAGAACAAGACTTGATGTACCTCCGGCAAAGAGTGGATCAAGACAATTTTGTGAGAAATTAATGTCACTTAATAGACTCTACACAAAGGATGAGATTAACACTATCTCAGCCAGAGTTAAGAGAGATGTGTGGAGATACAGAGGAGGATGGTACACCAATCCAGATACTCAAGTATCAACACCTTGGTGCAGACATGAATGGATTCAGCAATTAGTTGTAAAAAGATAAGACATGAACTATTTACTTTCAG